CTCAGTTTTTTATAAATACTGGAAATTACATGCAATAAAACAGGTCAGCTAATAATCAGTTCAACTAAAGACGTCATCTGCAGTTACACGATCTCTCCCCCTACCCTGGATACGCGGGTCCGGTCTCTCCTTTTCCTTTGTATGCAGGAATACACTTGCCATAGTCTGAGAATACTGACCCAGATTCTTTGCCGGGGCAGTCATATGAATTTTCCTCGCTGCTTCAATCATGCGTTCCCGCATCTCTTCAGGAACCTTAGCAAGGCCTACGATTTTTGTCGGATCTTGGTGATCTTGCCCGTGAGCAACATACATATTTAACAAGTTGACAATTAGAAACACAAGCTCTGGACAGTTCTTAGTCTGGAGCGACTGGAAGAAGGCAGCGTTGGCTATTCTGGCATACTTGAACTTTCCAGACTTTTTGTTGTCAGTTAACGGCTCAAATGTCTTCAAGAGTGTCGCGATCTGTATCAAACTTGGAAGTGTCATGGGACTTACCATCTCTTGGAGTAGCCACTGGTTGTTCAGGTGAGACACTCTCTTTACTTCAAGAAAAAGCTTGTAAGCATGAAGCCCAGAGTAGGAGAGAGGGAGAGTTGCCAAATATCTTAACATTCCTGAATCAGGAGACATGACATCCAGTCCGTCTTCAGCATTAGCTATCATTTTGATCCAGGTCCATCCTATCAAGGGATCTCCACTTAAGGATGCCTTGAATGAGTTTATCCACTCAACAGACGGGGCATTAATGGCAGGAGCATCTTCGTTGTAAAACGATTTAAACCTGGTTTTCATCGCAGCCCATGCATTTATGATGTTCTCAGAAGATTTTGTTATTGCCCTCATTAAGAAAGCTGATGCAAAGCAGGCAAACTTAGATGTCCCTGATATTGAGATTTCTCCAGACTTTGTAGAATCCTTTGAAAAGATCAAATCAGCTATTTTCTGCTGTTTATCAGCGTTTGTAAGCACCACCTCCTTGGTTTGATTGTTTTCTTCTTTTGTCCAGGTTCGATATATTTGAGACTTGAGATCATCCGGGAAGTCTTCAGCAGAAATATCTGATATATATTCCTTGAAGACAGTGTGAGTTTTGTTCTGAACCAATGTAGGCAGATGAGTGCTTAGTACTAGCGCAACATACGGAATAGTCAGATGACAATTAGCCTCCTTCATTAACTTATAAAACTTTACTACATTATAAGACAACTGCGACTCAATTAAGTCTGAGATTTTGTAGCACTTTATCTTATCAAACTTGTCATTGGTGAACACCTCCTCT